CCGGCGCTTCTGCAACCACCCTCACAGGTGCTCTGGGCACCGCAACTGGAGCTGCAAATACTCTGGCCGGCGCTTCTGCAACCACCCTCACAGGTGCTCTGGGCACCGCAACTGGAGCTGCAAATACTCTGGCCGGCGCTTCTGCAACCACCCTCACAGGTGCTCTGGGCACCGCAACTGGAGCTGCAAATACCCTGGCCGGCGCTTCTGCAACCACCCTCACAGGTGCTCTGGGCACCGCAACTGGAGCTGCAAATACCCTGGCCGAAAACTTGGCGAACCCAACTACAGGCTTGAGCGGCCAAATATATTTCATGAACTCGATCTTGGGGGACAGTAGCAGTAAGGTTCTGGCTTTCCGTGAGGGGATTGCCCCCCTCAGTGAGCGCCTAGACGCCTCCCAATTGGCAGTGGAGGCCCTTAGAGGCCAGATCACCTCTTTGGGTGCTGCAGCTGACGCCTCCAACATCCAATTTGACGCCTTGGCCGGTAAGCTAGCGACTGTAGACACAACAACACTCGTAACCACCTTGGGGTTGGTGTTCGAGAATCTGGCGGAGCGCATCAGCCGGGTCATGGGAAACATTTCTACAGAGCGGGCAGCTGTGCGCGAGGCGGCCATCAGTATTATTGACCCACTGCAGATGAACAAACTGCAGATTGCAGACCAGGTTAGTGGGGTGATGACCGCCAAGCCTAGCGACATATCCGTTCTAGGGCACGAAGAAGAAAGAAGCCGGCTGGCTGCTATCGCGACTACGGCTGACGCAAAGGTGGTAGAGGCTTCTGCAGCGTACCAGAAATCCTTGGAGGCTCGCACAGCTCTAACGAATGCCAACAACACCTGGCTCTCAGCGAACCAAGAGTGGAGCGCAGCTAAGAATACTTTGGCATCCACTCCTGCAGAGGTGATGACTCACGGCACTTACCAGACGATGTGGGGTGACCGAGGCTACGACTACATGGCTACTAACCCGGCTTACGCGCCTGCTCAGGCCGCTGTAGCTAAAACTCTGGCAGACCTCACCGCTGCTGGTGTAGCCTTCAGTAAGGCCAGTGAGAACTACATTGCCACAGGATTTGTAGAGAGCACAAGCGTAGTAAAGTCGGCAGCCCTAGCCGAGCAGGCCAGCGTTCAAAAGCAGCTGGCCACAGCAACTAACAAGTCATCGGAGTCGGTTCTTGCCTACCAGAAAGCCTTGCAGACGTTCATCAACACCTCTGACACCTCCGTCGGCCGCCTCTCTAAGCTCAAAGACGAGACGGTCAAATACTACGAGGCTCAGAAGGCATTGGCCGAGCTTCTGACCAACTCCGCCGCAGGCATCCGAGAGACCATTCGAAGCTACAACTTCAGCCAGATGACCGACGCCCAGAAAGCAAACGACCTGAAATCCCAGTTTGCCCAAGCCACACTCTTGGCCCAAAGCGCGACAGGGGAAGGCTTAGTTGCTGCAGGTGATAAAGTCAACTCACTAATCAACCCTCTGATTGAAGCTCTGAACAACACAGGCCAAGAAAGTTTGATTAACAAGGTTTTGGCTGATGCGGAGGGCGTCGCCACTTTGGTAGACAAGAACATCCTGTCGATGGGGGACTACAAGGCCGATAGCTTGTACCTTCTGGACATGATTGACATGAAATTGGCAGAGCTGGACGCCACCACTGCGGGAGCGGAGGTGGTTATAGCTGCTGCTATCGCAGCCGGTGCAGACAAAACATCTAACGGCCTGCGCGGGGTAATCGCCGCTGTTCTTGGCCAATCCATCCCTGCGTTCGCTACCGGTGGATTCCACACTGGCGGTGTGCGCTTGGTCGGTGAGCACGGGCCAGAATTAGAGGCCACAGGCCCGAGTCGCATCTATAATGCTGCTCAGACCCAAAGCCTGTTGACCGGCTCCGGCGGGGACAGCACAGCGAGACTGGAAGCCTTGATTGCACAGCAGGCTGAAATCATGCGTCAACAGAGCCGCCAGTTGGAGAACATGAGTTATGAGTTGCGAGCCATTGCGGGCAGCACAGGCTACACCAGCGCAGTGCTCAAGAAAGTCACTCAAGGCGGGGAGTCCTTACAAACTACAGAGGTTGCAGCGTGAAAGTAATCAAACCTACTCCGGTCACAGCCGGGGCCTTCGCCAGAGCCAGCACTGCTACCTACATAAACAGTGCTGGCGTCATGCAGACCGCTGCCATCGACGTGCCGCGTGTAACCTTCGACCCTACCACCAAGGCTTTCCAAGGCTATTTAGCTGAGCTGGCCACCACCAACCTGCAAATTCACAGCAGCCAGTTCGGGGATGTGGCATGGACAAAGACTGGTACCACCGTTGCGGTAAACACCGCAACGGCACCCGACGGCACCACCTCCATGGACCGACTGGTCGAGGATAGCAGCACAGGGGCACACACCCTCACGTCTGCCGGTCGAAGTGTCACCGCCGGTCAGGCCTACACGTTCTCTGTCTTCGTGAAGGCTGATTCCGGCTCCCGTCGCATCGGCCTGTCTCCGGGCTACTCGCCGCACTTCGCTTCCACAGACTTCGCTATCTTTGACTTGGCCACAGGGGCCTTCACTAGCACCGGAACTCTGACCTGCGCTGTAACTGCGTTTGACGGGGGCATCTACCGTATTGCAGGCAAGGCTACTGCCTTGTCCACCGGCTCAGCGACCAGTCGTATTGAGTTGGTGAGCGGCGCAACTAGCACCTACACAGGTGACGGTACGTCCAGCGTGTTCCTCTGGGGTGCTCAATACGAGCAAGGTAACCTGTCCAGCTACTACGCGACAACTCACCTCACCGCAACCCGCGCAGCAGACATGGCAGCAGGAGGCTTGGTCTACACCAATGTGACTGACGTGGACGCAGCCTACGCCGCTGGTACCCCCTACACAATCAATCAGCGGGTGACTTACGACAAGCAGATTTGGGAGTGCATCCTGTCACCTAGCACAGGCAACACCCCCACAACGTCACCAACGTACTGGCTCAACAAAGGGCCCTCAAATTCGTGGGCCGCCTTTGACTCTCAAGTCAGCACAGCCAGCACAGCAGCTACGGAGCAGATTTACATATTGAAGCCCGGGTACGCCTCCGGCTTGAGCCTGTTTGGGTTGGTCGGGTCTAGCGTGGAGGTGAGTGTATTGAGTGAGCCCGGTGGAGCCCTGCTGCGCTCCTCGGTCTTCCTCTTGGACGGCGCTATCATATCTGACTGGTACCAATACTACTTCTCCGAGGCGGAGCAACAGACCGAGTACATCCTGACAGACCTCTCCACTTACGACTTGTCCTACGTTACCGTTCGGATTGTTGGCTCCACTACCCGCTGTGGGCATCTCAGCGTTGGCAAGGTGATAGACCTTGGGGGTTCCCAATATGGAGCTTCCGTCGGCATTACAGACTACAGCACAAAAAAGACTGACGCCAATGGCGTTACCACCTTTGTGCAAAAGGGCTACAGCAAAGACCTGAGCGTGAACACCCTGTTTGACAAGTCCCAGTTGAACGGCATCTACAAGACCTTGGCAGGCCTGCGGGCCACACCTTGTACGTGGATTGTGGCTGATGAGGCGGAATACGCGCAGCTTACCACCTTCGGAAACATCCGAGACTTCTCTATTAACGTAGAATACTACTCTACATCCCTCTGCAACTTTGACATCCAAGGGCTATCCGAATGACCGTACTTATCCCAATCAACACCACACCCGCACCAAGTCGTGTGGATACGCCCAACTTTGCTGCAAGGGCTGACGCGTACCACGCTTGGCTGCCGTCTGCTGTGGATGCAATGAATCTGCAGAACGCGGAGAACAATGCCCTGAACGCGACGGTAGTTGCTGCCGCTGCGTCCGTGGTGGCCGACCGGGTTTTGACTCAGGCGGCTGCGGCGACTGTCACAGCTACAAACCCGTCAGTCAACGCAGCAGCAGCAGCAGCGAGCGCCACTGCTGCTGCCCTCTCAGCGAGCCAAGCTTTGGCTGCTGTCCCCGAAGGGCCTTTTAGGCTAAACCCACAAACCATAACCGCTAGCATTGTTGTCCCAGCGAACTATAATGCTGCAAGTGTCGGCCCCATAACCGTCGCAAGCGGAGTCACCGTCACCATTTCCACCAACTCAGTCTGGAGCATCCACTAATGTCAACCCTCGTAACATATAACGTCACTACCCCTAATAGTAGTGCAGTCCAGTTTCCCTCTGGCCTTAACACACCTACAGTAACCGCAACTAACGCAACCATAGATAACCTAATTACGGGTAATCTAACTACACCACAGGGTGGACCTATAGAAATAGGTAAGTACGTTGACTTTCACTCCTCTAATAGTATAGATTATAACGCCCGAATTGAGGTGCTTGACGGTTCTGTAGTTGGTGGTAGTGCTTTCAACCTGTACGCTGGTTCTTTTAACTCCGCAGGCCCAATAACTGCGCCCGGTCTAGTCCTAAGTTCTGGCCTTAGCTTTGGCTTTTCAATGACTACATTTGCCACAGGTCTTAAGCTAAAGGTAGCAAACTTACCACTTAGCGATGATAGCACTAGAGATATTCTACGAATTGAAGGTGTAGCGGGCCCTTGGACAGCCGATGCTGTAAGTTTTGGTATAACAATTCAAAACCGCAGCGGGCCTCGTGTAAATGTTGACTACGGTTACACCTTTGGCTGTTCTTTTGAACTTTGGACAGAGGTAGACGGTACTGTATCCGTGTGGGCTACGCTACCCAACGGCTTTTTCAATATGCAGTTTAATGTAGTTAGTTCTTCTAACTGCACGATATACCCACAGGGAGTAGGTGGCACACCTACAGGTACATTACTTTATGCTACACCAGTTTGTACAGTAAATAGTAATACATCGGCGGGTGCGTATGCTCTTAGGAGTAATACCACAGGTGCAGTCAATACATCTTTCGGCCTTCATGCCCTGTACTCTAATACTACAGGTTCGAATAATACAGGTGTTGGTAAGGGTGCGCTAGAGTACAACACCACAGGTTACCATAACACAGGTGTTGGTGTTAACTCCTTGCGGGATAACACAACGGGTTATTATAATACAGGGGTGGGTCTGAACGCATTGGTATCCAATACTACAGGTTACTATAATACAGGTATTGGTATTTCGGCATTGGCCTCTACTACAACAGGCTCTCTTAATGTTGGTATAGGTGTTGACGCGCTAGGCTCGAACTCAACAGGTACTAGTAATGCTGCAATTGGTGTTAATGCAATGCAGAACAGTACCAGTGCTGGTGGTTGTGTTGCCGTGGGCAAGGACGCTCTACGCTACGTTACCACTGGTAACTACAACATAGCAGTGGGTCACGCAGCAGGTAGTGGTATTACTTCAGGAATATCCAATATTTCTATTGGTGGTTTAGCATCTAATGATTCCTATACCCCTGCATTCAATATCACAACTCAAAGTGACTACGCATCTTTTGGGTCTACATCTCTAACCAACGCCTACATACAAGTTGCTTGGACTACTACTTCTGACGTTCGTTACAAAACTGACTTTGCAGAAGTACCCCACGGTCTTGACTTCTTAACTAAGGTGACACCCACAGCTTTCCGATACAAGCAGTCCAAGGACGCTACAGAAGGTGTAGGTGACTTGCGCTACGGTTTCAAGGCTCAAGAGATTCTTGCACTCGAAGGCGAAAACCCAGTCATCATCGACGTTAATGACCCAGATACTCTACGCTTCAAAGAGCAGTCCATGATGGCTGTGATGGTTAATGCAATCAAAGAGCTAAAGGTAGAACTTGATAATATCAAGTCCGACTTTGACCTTTACAAATCAACCTACCCCTAAACCGAAGGAATCTAAAATGGAAAATACAGAAAATACAGAAAGCATGACAACACCAGACCCAGCGCCCCCGCCCGGCCCAAACCTCGGGAGGATTCACGCTTCAACAATGGACTCAGTTGACCTGATTAACAGCTTACTAGCTGGTACTTCATCCCAAGAGAGCGAAAGTATAATCGCTCGAAACGTAGCACACATCTACACAATCAAGGCGAAGTACGGGTGGTCGGAGGTTGAGCTGGAGCCATTTGTTGATGTGATTGCAGACGTTGCTGAAGCATATCCCTCGCTAGCAACGGAGGCTGAGGTGCTGGCTCGTATGGTTGAGCTAGGAACCCCCAACCCATAACTGCCAATCTCATCATAACCTGCAGCGCCTCACAAGGGTTCTGCAGGTTTTGCTTTATGCTTCGCATAACCCAAATCACAAGGTCCTTGCGATGTTTCAATTACTCAAATCCCGGACTGTCCAGTTCGCCCTAGCACTAGCGGTGCTTTCCATTCTGCAAGGCTACGTCGGCTTGCTGCCCCTGACCCAAGTTGAGCAGATGCTCGTTGGCATTGCCATCAGCGTAGCTATCACGCTGCTGCGTATCATCACAACTCAGCCGGTGTCAGAGAAATGACCTCTTACAGCCGCCGCAGTACAGACAACCGGGTAGGGGATATTGAGACCCTAATCTCTGAAGAGAATGACCCCAAGCAGCGAGCCTTCCTAATCATTCTCAACAGTATCAACGCCTCTATGGTGGCCAATACAGATGCCACCCGCGAAGTGGCCGACAAGCTGGACAACCACCTGTCCCTGTTCGAGAAAAAGTCCGAAGCTGACGCCCTGCTGCTCAACCAAGGTCGGGGGGCTTGGAAGGTTTTGGCTTGGGTCTTGGGCACCGCACAGGTCGCAATCTTGGCCATCTCCGGGTACGTTTTTTCCGACCTAGAGAAATTGCATGATGGCCAGCAAACCTCCAGACTTGCTGAGGCCCGCCTTGAGGTGCGGATTTCCAACTTGGAACGCAAATGAACCTCTCCCCTCACTTCAACCTGACCGAGTTCTGTGCTTCTCAAACAGCAGCACGGCACGGAATCGACAACAGCTTACCGATTGAACTGTATGAAGCAGCGAAAAGAACCTGTCTCGGACTTGAAGAAGTTCGAGTTCTTCTTCGGTCTAATCCAATTAGGCTTAGCTCTGGTTACCGCTGTCCTGCTCTCAATAGCCTTCTAGGCTCTCGAAGTACAAGTCAGCACTTGAAGGCAGAGGCTGTAGATTTTACCTGCCCTACTTACGGTAGCGTAGACAAGATCGTTAGGGCTATCGTAAATAGCCCTATACAGTATGACCAGTTAATACGTGAGTTTGATAAGCACGGTGGTGGATGGGTACACATTAGTTTTAGTGACAAGCCTAAATGTCAGGCACTAATTATTGACCAAGATGGAACAAGGGCATACACATGAGCGATTGGATTAAGACACTAGCCCCGCTTTTGGGGACGGCGCTGGGCGGCCCTCTTGGAGGTGCCGCTGCTGCTTTCATTGCTGACAAGCTAGGCCTTGAGTCTAAAACACTTGAGTCAGTTACAGAAGTTTTGAATAGCGGGAAGATGTCACCCGAACAGATTTCCCAAATCAAGTTGGCAGAAGTGGACTTCAAGAAGTTCATGGCTGACCACGAGATTAAGTTGGAGCAGATTTCTGCAGACGACAGAAAGTCTGCGCGTGATATGCAGGTGTCTTCAAGGTCTGCAACTCCTGCTGTGCTTACATACCTGATAACTATGGGATTCTTCGGGGTTTTAACTGTTATGCTGTTTTACCCTGAAACTAAAGAATCTGCTCCGCTAATGATTATGTTAGGAGCGCTTGGTACGGCTTGGACTAGCGCCTGTGCCTATTGGTTCGGAAAGAACGCAGGCAGTGATCGCACCAAAGAATTGTTAGCTCAAGCCACTATCAAGTAGCTGAGCTAAAGAAAGCCAAGAAGAGCGGGTCCGTAGGGGCCCGCACTTTTGTCGGCTCTGCCAATGGTACCCGAATGCCGTCGCAGTACACAACCGAAGGCACGGCCACCAATTCGTAGCGGGCTACCGGCCTGCCCACACCTGCGGACGGGACCTTGCCGGCAACCCTCACCACACCAGAAGCGGTGAGCCTGGTTAGCACCGTGGCAATAGTGCCATCCGATAACCCAGTCTTGTTGACAAGTTCGGCACGGGTCCCAGGCATAGCCAAGAACACTTTTGTTTCTGAGGGGGTGAGGGCAGATTTTTTCATCAGGTTTCCTAGAAAGTTACGACGCTACTGGCGAACGACTCGCCTAACTCGCTATGGCTGACCATGAGCACTTGAGGGAATCCACAACTTGCTACAACCCCAAGCATGGCGGCTTCCCGGTTGTTGTCACAGGCTGCTGCAGGCTCGTCAAGTATAAGCCAAGGCACGTTGGCCAGAAACGTACGGGTCAGCGCGATGCGAATTGCCAAGCCCAAGGCGTCCAGTGTGGAGCCGGACAACCCCTCTACAGGCTTTCCGTCCACAAGGAAGCCGCCACCTTCGCGGGTAACTACCGACTGGGTGCCACGCACTTGGCTGAAGTAGTGGCTGACGGTGCCCAAGACGGTGCCCCACAGCTGTTTGGCGACCAAGGGTCGAGCCTCACGAATCTTCTTGATGACGCGGTTGTTCAGCGTGTAGGTGGACAAGTCATCCTTGGCCTTGGCCAGTGCAGCTTGGGACGCCGCGTAGGAGTCCTGCGCAGCCGCGAACTGCCCCTTGGCCACTGCCAACGCCATGGCTATACCCACAGCTTCAGCCTGTGCCTGCTTCTCATCATTCTGAGACGTACGCAACTCAGACTTCCACTTAGCGGAGTCTGCCAAAAGCTCAGTCGCCATGCCAACTTGCGCCTGCAGGTTATCTGATACGGCCCGCAGTGCCGGTAAGTCCAGGGCAGCCAAGCCGTTGCGAGCGGCCTCGACGCGGGCCAAGGTGTGCTGTCTGGCAGAGTTCTTGGCCTCCACCTCGCGCAGCAACTTGTTGTAGTCGGTGGTGTCCAGTTCTGGCACATCGCCGCCGACCCACTTGTACTTGCGCGGGTATCCGCCGAAGGCCTCGACAGGCAGACGCGACATTTGGGCATCCAAGGCTTTGGCTGCCGACACGGTTTCACGTACATCCTGCACTTGGGCAGCCAGCACCTCCGCCTCAGCCTTGAGCGCTGTCATGCGGATTGCTGCGGCCTCAGCCAGCGCAGCGCATGCGGTGTTCTTGGCGATGACTTCCGGTACCTCGGAGAAGTCCTTGCCGCAGAAGTCACAGAGCTTCCCTTGGATAATAGCCATCTCAGCCTGGGCAAGTTCACGGGTGACCTGCAGAATCCCGGCCTGCACTGCCTTCTGGCGGTAGGTAGCGGCGAGGCCGCCATCGGCAAATTCTTCCGCGCTCGTGGCGACGTGCTCATACTGGTCGATGCGGGTGAACTCAGCGTACTGAGACCGCAGAGCAGCCGCCGCCGACTGCGCGGTCGCCTTATCGCGGTAGTATTGGGTGTCCAGCAGGTCGGGCACCTCAACTTCCGCCTCAGCAGAGAGGTCCGCGTGAGTCTTCACCCCCTTGACCAGTGTGGACTTGGCATTGGCTGCGTCAGCCAGCAACTTGCTCGCTGCTGACGTGTCTGTGGCTGCCAAGACGCTGTGCAGCTCGACTTGGGCGGTGGCCGCAGCCAAGAACTCTTGAGCCTTGGCCAAGCTCCCCTCCAGCTCCGCGAAGTCCGCCACGGGGGGCTTCACCTCGGCCAGCTCGGTGATACGGGCCTCAAGCAACTTGGTGTTGCCAGACGGCAGGTGCTCTTGGGCCTTCTCGACCAAGCGGTCAAGTGCATCCACGTCGGCCAGCTTCTCAATCAGAGATACCGCCGCGCCGGGGCCGCCTTCCAGCGCCCCGCGCAGAGCGCCTTGGTTGGCGAACATCAGGGATGTGGCAACGGCAGCAGAGCAGCCGAACAAGCGGTCCACGAAAGCGGTGACCTCAGCTTGGCCAGAGGCCGTAACGCCGTCGCCGCGCAACTCAGCACCGCCCTTATGGCGCTCTACTTCAAATTCAGAGCCATTAAACGAGAAGCGAAGTAGAACACGAAGAGAGGTCTCAGGCTTGCCGTAGGTGACGGTAGCGGCCAAGGACATGGGCAGGGCCCGAGCCCCATACAGTGCATAGGCAATAGCCTGCAACATGGAGGACTTGCCTGCCTCTGAAGCTGCACGGATGAGCTGAAGACCGCCACCGAAGTTGATTTCCAAGGACTCGTGACGTTTGAAGTTTGTAAGTTTGAGGTAGTTAAGCATAGTATTTCCTAGATTAGAGTTTCAACAACAGCTCGCTCTTCAGCATCCAAGGTCTCCAGTAGACACTTGATGACATCGAAGCCCTTGGCCGCCTCCAAGGTGGATTCAAAGTCAGCGGACAGCCCTTCGACGCTTGCAATCTGCACTGCGTTGGTGATGACAAACGCTTCGGACGTGCGCCGGAAGGCGGCGATGGCGTTGACAACTTCGTGGGCCTCTTCCTGCGCCGCACTGCCGCTCACTCGGATGAACTTGTGACCGGTAGGCTGCAGGTCTCGCCAGCTCATCTCGACAAACTCTTGGTCCCGGATAGCCGTCGTCTCGAAGTGAACCCCAAAGCCACCACGGATGACCACCTTGTACTTGTCGCCGTCTGAGAGCCAGTCTGATACTGATGTGGCCAGTTGGTTGCCCGGAATCAGAACCTTGCCCAAGCGTCTAGCGTGGTGCTCGTGGCCAAAGATGGCCGTCTTGCAGGGTAGGGCTGCGGCCTGCTCTTTGGAGACGTTCAAGCTCTGGTCAGCCTGCTTGGCAAAGAAGTTGTCGTAGTTGGCATGCAGGAACACGTACTCACACTTGGGTGTGGTTGCAAGCGCTGCGTCAAACACATCTTGGTTTACCAAGTGGGGAATCACGTACCCGTAGGGTGTCATCGTCGGCTGCTCGATATGCACATAACGCTCGGGGAAGTTTCGGCTTAGGAGTTTGCCTAGGAACTGAAAACTAGATAGCGTTGTAGAAGTTTTGCTAAGGTCGTGGTTGCCCGCTGAGTTATACAGCTTGGAACTTGGGTTAGCTTCAAGCCAGTCGCCTAGAATCTCGTACGTCTTTAGAACATCACTGATTGGCACATTTGCCGTATCAAATAAGTCCCCGTTTATGAGTAGGTCGCCCTCTACAGGCAGTAAACCTGCAAATTCCTGCAGTACGTGCTGTCGTAGAGCCCACTGGGTGGCTGGTGTGGTACCGGAGCTACGAATAGCTCCTAAGTGTAAGTCGCTGATTACTGTAAGCATAATTCTATTGCCTCTTTTAAGTTAAGTTCTGATGTATTTCTAAGGTCCCAAGAGCCTGTGTCTTGCGTACCGAAGTAGTCAAGGCCGATACACCGCCACACTTTAGTCTTGCTGTGGTGTATCAGTATAACGCACTTTGCACCTGCTAATTGGAATATTCGCATCCTAGCCCGGTTCTCCAGCTTGAAGTTACCGACTGGTAACCTAAAGTCATGGGCTGTCTCTTTTACCTCAAGCAGAATCGGCAGCCCTTGATTTACAAGCAGGAAGTCGGCCAAGGTTGGCTGCCTTGACCCTGCGTGGGCGTCAGGTAGCCGGTTCCATGCGAAGTCCTGTCGGGTGATAGAAGACAGAATCTTCTTCACCTGACCCTCAGCTATCTTGCCTCGGTTTGTGGTGGTCATGCTTTCTCCATTTTCTTCAGGCCGCCGACGATGGCAGCCTCAACAGGCAAATCACCAATCTCAATCTGCTCGCCAAAAGACGGGCCGAATGAAATCGAACTCTTGATTGGCAACTCCATGCCAGCGTAATCACCCACCATGCAGGCATGGGCAGCGACCATGAAGGGCACCAAGTCTGGGATAGCCACGGAGAACACACACTCGTCGTGAATCGGTGCGATGACCTCACAGTCAAACACCTGCTCAAGACGGGCCTTCCACATGCGGCCTTCAGCCAACTTGGTCATCTCGGCTGCAGAACCCTGGATTCGGAACGACAAGGCTTGGCGCTGGGGGCCTTCCTCGTCCCCGCTGGATGCTTGGTCAATCATCTTGGCCAAGTGGCGAACAGCCCCCAACAAGGTCTTTACCGTGCCGTGCTCGTATATAGCTGCCATCTCTGTCTCAGCCCATGCTTCAGCTACTGGGAAGGCTACAGCTTTAGCCTCAAGCATATCTGTAGCATCCTGTTTAGTTACCATCAGCATACGACTTAGTTTTCCGGGCTTAATCCTATATTGGCTTCCGAAGTTACAGGCTTTACCTAAAGCTCTGCACTTTTTTGCTGTCTCATAGAGTGGATTAGACTTATCGTCTTTAGCGGCAACAAACTGCTCATAAGTTATAGCCTCATTGCGTCCATTGTAAATACCTAAGCCAGTAATCGAGTGCATATCTTTTGGCGAGTCACCTACAAATACTTCACGTAGAGTCGGGTCTTTGGACCATTCAGCCAAGAGCAGAATCTCTTGACTAGAGAAGTCCATCGAGACGATAACAGCGTTGCGCTTGTGTGGCACGATTACCTCGCGGAACCTTGCAGCTTGACCCTCAATCTTGGCGTGTTTTGGAAGCTGTTGCAGGTTTGGTGCTGAACTGCTGGCCCTGCGTGTGTTAGTTCCACACTGGTTATGGTTAGAGTGAATTCTACCAGTTTTCCAGTGGACTAACTTAGGATAAGTCTCGTAGTACAGACCGCTACGTGTCTGCACCATCTTAATCAACTTCAAGGCCTCAAGGGCTGCCTTCTCTTCTTCTGGTGCATCCAGCAAAGCATAGGCAATCGCCGTAGTGTCCGTCGAAGGGTTCGGCAGCCGAGCGCCGGGGGGCGGCGGCATCGCGTTGTAGGCCTCCAAGGTCAGCGGCACGTCCATGGCGTTGCGGATAGCTTCGTTGGAGCGGGTACCTGGCCCGTTATTGAACAAGCGCAGAGGCAAGCCCATCACGGCGTACATCAACTTGGTAATCTGCTTGGGGCTGCCTGCGTTGAACTCCGGTGCGGCGACGAAGCGGCGATGCACGTAGCACGTCACAGCGGCGGCGTCATCAGCGGACACCAAGTCTGCCAAGAGCTTGTCCTGAATCATTGGGACAAGCTTTGCCGGTGTGCGCACCGCTGTCTTCAGCTCTTGACCACAAATCAGTGCTGCCTGCTTGATGGCTGCTGCGTCCAGCTTCTCGAACACCGGTGCAACGGTGCCTTCCCACCCATGGGTGATGAGGTACTTGTGTAGCACGGCCTCAGCGTCAACCTTGGTCTTCGCATCTAGCTCAGCCAACTCGTAGAGCTTGGCAACGTCAACCTTAACGCCGTGGACATAGCTTTGGGCATGCAGGTAGGACGCGTCAATCTCAACGTCCAAGTACACCTTCCAGTGGCGCTCAAGTTGCATGTGCAACTTGAAGAAGTTGTGCAACGAGGCGGTGACGATGGTGTCATCGCAAGCGTAGGACTTGACGTGTGCAGCGGACAACTCACGCATCTTATACTGGCGGCGCTCAGTGGCCTCGAAGACTGGCGGTTCGACTTCGATGGTGCCACCTTCGACCAAGGTCGGGGCGGGCGGGCGAGGCAGCTCATCGTCTGTGTAAGGGAGGTCGCGCTCCCATTTGCCCATCGCCACGGCGTACTTCTGGGACTCCATCTCTACGTCAGCCGCCGTGACCTCACGGATTACAGCTTCCTTGACACACTTGTCAAAGGCGCTCAGCAACTGGCCGCCCTGCAGAGTACCGATAGGGCCTTCCAAGGTTGTCACAGCGCTGTACTCAACTTGGTCGTAGCCGAAATACATCTTGGCCAACTTCTTCAAGCCCAAGGACTCGTTCTCGTTGACGTAGGAGGCTTCCAGCTTGGTGTCCAGCCAGTTGGGCAAGTAGCCCTCATAGCCGTTGTCCTTGAAGCGCTCGCCCCAAGCGTTATAGAGTACCGGACCCTCGAACGCCACGTTTTGGATGACCAACTGCTTGCCCAAGTTCATGGCGAAGTCAGCCACGTCGTCGAGGGGTACGTAGTCGGTGTCTACGTGGTCCACGGGGATGTAGACGGTGTACTGCAGGTTATCACCGAAGGTGAGTGACATGCCGGACAACTCAGAGCCGATGACATCAACGATGCCCCCGTTGGACTCGACCCACTCGTCAGACTCGTCAGGTGTAGAAGTCTCGATGTCCAGTGCCACGAAGTCGGACTGGGCAATCAGAGGTTTGGCCCACGACTTGAACGACTCCCACTTGGAGCCGGATACAAGGTGGGACTGCCCCTGCCACTTCGCCAGCCGCTCGTCATCCACCTTGCCGCGAATCAGGCCGGGGGACCACTTCAGCGGGTTCTGCAAGGTGTTGACCCACTCGGTGTGAATCTTGGCCAGCTTCCACGACTTGATGAACTCGGCAGAGCCGTCAAAAATCTTCTTGACCACTTTGACGCCGCACTCTGGGTGTAGCTCGTCCAAGTTGCCAATCTCAGCCAAGCGGGCAAGCTCTTCAAGGCCTGCATCGCCATAGCCCCGGTAGAATTCCGCGAAGGCTGCGGGGCCAAAACCCTTGATGCCCTTGATGTTGTCGGAGGAGTCACCGACCAGCGCCTTGTACACGCTAATCCAGCGATTCTCGAACGGGCCAAAAGGGTTCTCGTCTAAGTCGCGGTCACCGATGCCGGTGTGGATTGTCGCGCCGTAGGCGTTGACGCCGGACAGTACAGCCAAGTCGCCATCGCCGGAGCGGATTACGAGGTCCTCTTCCGTGTGCTGGGCCAGCCAGCCGAGGATGTCGTCACCCTCGACATAATCTTGGGTCAAGGACAGGGCACCGAGCTTGAAGAAGACGCTCTGCAACTGCTCTTTGAGGTTGTTGAACTCTACGTAGGCCTCGTTGGGGCGCTTGCCGCGACCGGCCTTGTACTCTTTGTCGATCATGCCGCGCATGACCTTGCTGGACTGACCCTCGAACACAAGGATGGCGTCCTTGGGGGTCAGGTTGAATTTCTTGAGAGAGGTGATGATGGAGTTTACGGCGTTCTCGTAACCGTACGCTTGGGTGTTTACCCAGTAATCTTTGCCGTCTTCTGTGACAGCGTTGAAACCTTCTTGGTCTTTTCCTACTGAGAGGCAGGTCCACATAATAGAGGACATGTCGAATGCAATTTTCATATATTTCCTAATGTAAGAAAAGCCCTCCGAGGAGGGCTTGGGTTTTAGCGTATGTTGCCTTGCAGCTCGTCTGCAACTAATTTTGAATATCCTGCCACATCGGTCCAGGAGTCATCGTAATTGGCATCGCCGTTTACGATTCGTCCAATCTTGTGGAACACCATCTCAAGCGCTTCCTGTTGTGTGTCTGTCAGCACCTTGTTTCGGGAATCCAAGTGCTTCTTCAGCAGCCGCTTGAAGTCTTGTGTGACGTTAGCGTGGCCTTGGAAGGTTCCGTAGCGAGAGCCCCGCTCTGCGAGGATGGTGACCAAGGTGGGGGCCGTCTTTGGTGCTTCCTTGGCTGGGCGTCCGCGTTTTTGGGTCTGAACAAAAGGCATCTTACGTGTTGTCATTTAGTTTCTCCGATAAAAGTTGTGAAATCTTTGGCTCTGGTTTCCAATATCCGGGACCCTTCTGGAGCTTCCCGAATTGGTCTTTGATTGGGTTTCCGTCCGCTCCCATCTTGCTGAAGTTGGACTGCATGATTACAGAGATAACTTCCTGCATTGGTAGGCCGTACTTAGTACCTTCAGAGGCACAATAGACCATAATATCACCAAACCAGTCAGCAAGGTTAGTCAAGGTTTCTAGATTCGTCGAACCTTCTTTATTGTAGGTTTCGATGATGTCAAATCCCTCATCCAGCTCATCACGAAGAATCTTCGTGAAGTTGAGCAGCTTCAAAGGGAAGCCGTCTGGCAGCGCAGGCTTGTCTGGGCAGGGGAACCCATACATCGTATTGAACTTCTTGATGTCATCAAACATTTTTCATTTTCTCCAAGGTGTATTTGAGGTCTTGGTCAAGTCCGGCTTGGCCCATCAGCCAGTTGCGGTAGTCTGCTGGCACGTTCAGGATTGGCACACCCTTGTGCTTCCCGAAGGGCATGACATGCAGCATCTTAGGTGTGCTGGCCCGCTTGAACAGCGCTTCCAGCGTAGTGCCCGTCTTCGGCAGAATCACTTGCAGCAAGTCATGCACTGTCAAGATGTCACCCAAGGCTGAGTGTGACTTTCGGTCGGGTAGACCAAGTTCTGATTGCAGGGTGGCCAACTTGTGGTTGGTGGTGCCTGTAATGTATTTTCTGGACAAGGCCAGAGTACATAGGGTCGCCGCTGGTGTGTAAACACTAGCAATCATTCGAGTATCGAATGGTGCGTTGTGGCAGATCATCCACCCAGACTCTGGAAGTAGCTTTGCTACTTCAGCAAGTTTAGGTTTGCCAACACACATCTCGTTAGAGATTCCGTGAATGGCAAATGCACCGGGTTCAATCTGGCGCTCGGGGTCTACAAGGGTCTCATGTTGTTCGAGAATGTTGAGGTTCTCGTCCATGGTGACCCATGCGATTTCACATACGCCACCTGATAGGCCCGCAGTTTCTGTATCTAAAATTAGGTAATTGTTCATGCGTGAAAAAGGCCCAGAAATTCTGGGCCTTTCCTAAGTTTAGTTGTTACTGAGCAATATCAAACACAACCACTGTGTATGTATTGTTTCCGGCGGTAGCAAGTTCGGTACGAGCCCGAACCTTGGTGACTGACTCAGCAGTCGCCTTCCCTAGTCGCAACGCATTCAGAGCCATCAACTGGTATCGGCTGAACTTGCCCTTGGACTTCGGTGACAGGTCGAACTGTACCAAGTCATCGACCAGCTGCGGGCCTTTAGCACAGGAGACTACACTACCGACAACAACTGCGCGTTCCTTCACGCCGGCTTTCTCATAGCCCATCTCACGAAGGGCTTCAAGGTGCTCTTTGACCAAGGTGCCGTCCGAGCAAACTACGCCGTCATCACTGTACCGAACTGTGGTTTTATCGGCTCGGTCGTCGCCTGCTTGAACAACATAGCTATCTTGCCAAGACAGCAACTCAAACACAATCTCGTCGCCAACAGGCTTCTTAGACTCACGCTCAAGGAAGTTACCGTTGCTGGCTACGAGGCAGGTCAAGCTGTCGTAGGCCACTTTAACTGCGTCTTTCAACCCGGTGATTGGGTTGGTGATGCTACCGAAGCTTGGTTTGGCTACTACTGCTTGTGGCTTGGTAGTTACTACTGCTGTGGTTTGGGTTGGAGTTTCAGTCATTGTCTCGTCTTGAGCTTCGAAGTCTGGGGTTACTTTGTGGAGTGCCATGATAAGTTTACTTTCAGTTTTGTTTGGCTGTCTAATTCCAGCCGGGCCAACCAGAGAAGTCTGGGTTTTTGAAATTATACTGCCATTTTTTGGCGGTGTCTATAGTGGTTCGGAAAAATTTTCACTTTCTAGGGCTTGTGGGATTGACCAGCCGCGTCGGAGCCGCTTGTGGACCGGGTGGTACGGTAGACCAGCAATCTCACAAGCCTCGGCCAAGCTGATTAGCTTGCCGAGGTAGCTGACAAGTCGGTTGTTTCGCTTGTTACGTTGCTGCTGTACGGCTGTCGCCCACACGCAGTTCTCAGGCGAGTAGCCTAAGTCGTTGTCTACCCTCTCTAGGCTGAGTCCGGGCCGGTGACTAGGGCTCAGGTCCGAAATAAAATTCTCGACTGAATGCCATCGCTCGCAGACCGTGATGCCGCGCGCGCCGTAGGCTGCAAACTTCGGGCTCTTTTGGCTGTAGCACCGCCTCATCATCCCGCTGTGCGTGTCATACAAATGGTGCTTTTCCAGCCCGTGAGTAGTGTTTGCCCGCCCGGTTGCGGCCATAACCCCCCTCTGGCCACATCCACAACTCGTGGTGTGGCCGTTGCGCAGGTTGCTCATCTGGACCTGCCGCGCCTCGCCGCAGTCACAGCGGACTACCCACCTAGAACGCCCCTGCCCCTCTACCTTACTCACGAGTGTAAGCCGCCCGTACCTGTCACCGGCTAAGTTAGGCTCTCTACCTGTGGGAGGCTCTCTACCTATAATTTTATTATTAAACATATTTACCCTTACTTTTCGGAAAATACTGTGCATCCACTGTCAAGCAGCGATTCATAGTCCAACCTAGTAGTCGCTGCTGGTAGGTGCTTAGTGCCAGCAGAGATATCCATGAACTGACCACAATCCTTCAGTGCCAAGGCTAAAGAGTCCTCACCGTTGAACAGTGGCTTCATACCCAAGTTCTTGCAGTATATGCGGTACTTGTTGTACGCTGGCCTCACCGCTAACTCTAAAACTCTACGCCCACCCATGTCCTTCAGTTGGAACTCATAACCGTAATTCAGCTTAGCTTGGGAGTCCGGCTGCAAGTGGCTCATGTCACCGAGATGCTGCAGCACCCTTACGTACTCTGGGACGGTGTTGGATACCAAGTCTGACATACGGCTATAGCATGCGTTTCTCAACTCAGCCATTTCCTTGTCAAACATATCACCGAACTGTGTCTTCAGCACCCAGCCGAATACGCCAAGCCCGAATTCAGCGACTGCGTAGTTGTAGACAATACGCTCCCTGCCGTGCCCCTTACGCTTGATTTCCTCGGCGCTCAGGGTGTCCAAGTCGCCAGGTTGCAAGCAGTGCTTGGCCCGGGCCGCTGCGTAGAGTGCGTCGAACTTCGAGGAGAAGCTCTCCCTGTCCAGTCGCGCCAGCATGTTCTGCAGTATGAACGCCCCGATATGGGACAGGACAACTTGTCCCTGCTGGAACCGCTGGAAGTGTGCGAACTGCTGAGCCCCTTTAATCCCCGGCAGCCGGCGGAATGTGGCCAAGACCACCCGCTCCAAGAGCGCAGTCTCAGCTTCAATTGCTTCGGCTACGAACATTGTGGGGGCTGTCAAGGTCTGCTCTGACACACTGGCAAAGCCGTCAGCCCCGCGCTTGCCTCCGCCGCGCATCACAGGCCGGCAGTTGTAGGCATCCCGCAGCATCAGCTTCAGGGCATGGTGCTTCTCAAACGGCATGTCATTGGGCTTGTACTCGTCCACAAACAGCGGGATGCTGGCCGAAGACATCATAAAGCTCTGAATGGCAAACACCGTGGACGTGGGGCTAATCTGCACCGGGTCAGCATGATGGTAGTGCAAGCGCAGCAGGGCAAGGTTCATCTCCGACTTGCCTGCGCCGGCCTGTCCTACAACGTGCAGCAACGGAAACTTGCCGTAGCACACATGGAAGACGCTACGGTAGAAGCATGCCACTTGCCAGCCCAAGAGCTTGCCCAGCACCTCAGCAGGTTGTGCCCTAAACAGGTTCCACAGGGCGTCTTGGGCTTTCTCCCTATTCCCTTCCACAGCCAAGTAATCCTCAAAAGAAGGGCACCGGCTGAGGTCCGAGTGGAACTTGCCTGTCGGGTCTGGGTACCCGTTGAACTTCAGCGGGTAGTCGCCCTGCACATGAACGCTTGGCCTCACGCCCCTCTCGTCAGCGTAAATCAGGAACCCCTTGCGAAGCTCCTCCTCGTCTGAGCGAGCAGACTTGAACCAACTGAGGCCTTCCTTTTCTACCAGCAGGGTGTTGGCCCCTGCCCGTTTTGACTCGTCGATTAGCATTTCATACAACTTTCTAGCCACAATGTCGCTGGCCGTAAATGAGATTCCAGTACGCGATACCGCCCTCTGCATGGCAGAAGAACTTTGGAAGTCTTCTGGGGAGAAGGTCAAGTCCTGTCCTGCCATCTTGCCGGTGAGCGCCATGATGGCACCTGTGTTCGGGTCTACCAAGGTTGTGACTTCCTTGACTATTCCGCGCATGAAATAGTTCTCAATCCCCTCATCGTTTCTGGTGTAGTACCCGTCTGGTCCCCGGTAAATGCCACAGTCGTAACCAGCATGCTCCCCGTCCTCAAGTGGCCCGTCGCCGGCCCCTGCCGTGGGGCCCTCTGGCGCTGCTACAGGGGTCAGCAACTTGGCGAAGGCTCCGCTGTTGTACTCGTAGGCAAAGTTGTCCTCGACGTACATCAGCATGTTGCAGAGTTCACGCTCCCGCGCCTTGGCAGTGCCGTAGCGAGAGCCGCCCTTGTGGTTGGCAATCAGGCCTTGGGCCCGGTTGATGAACTGCTCTTCGTTCCAGCCGGATTCACGGGCATACAAGGCCAACTGCATTGCAATCAGGTTGAAGCCCGCTTCCGACTCACCGTTGAGCAGCTTGACCACCACAGGCAGGTCTTGCTGAATCTGTCCGGGGGTCACCACCTTGGGCTTGCGCCGTTTCTTGGTGACACCGGCCTTCTGTACTGCCTCGTCGAACAGCAACCCGAACTGGAACCGGAACTCGGGCCGCGCCGGTGGCATGTGCCGGGGCGCTGCACACAAGGACTTGTAGGTCTCTGGGGTCAGTGACTCAAGCTCCTGCAGAGAGATCTGCACCTTGTAGTTGCCGTTCTCCCGGACGTTGTAACAAGTCCGCAGCATGCGCCCCTTGCGCCCAGTGTAGACCCGCAGGTCGGTACTGGGTGTGGAGAGCTTGAATGCGATTTCCTTGTAAACGTCAAACAGCCGGTACATGGGCACCGGCTTTTGGTTGAACGCTACTTCCGGGATGATGATGTGCAGCCCCTTCTTGCCGCTCAAGTACACCTCAAAGTCGTAGGCCTGAAGCCCATAACTCTGCAGGCGCTGCACTGTCACCTTGGCGTCAGCAATGGCGTCTTGGATGTCCTCTGCGTCCAAGTCGAAGTACAGTGGGCCGCTGTACTTGGCCGCGTCCAAGTCTTCCCTTGTTGGCTTTTCTGCCAGTAACGTGTCCACCGCCAAGATGGTCACGAACGTGGGACGCACACCCTCCAAGGTCTGCTCTGCTTGGATAGGCTGCCACGCTTCCTTGCCACCAATGAGTTGGTAGTATTTGTAGAGCTTGGCCATGGTCAGACTCCCGGAAATGTAGAGTCGAAGACTGCTCGCTCAAGTATGTATGGCACACCCTCTACCGTGTGCTTGTGGACGTTGTGGGCACTTCGGTAGGCTAGTGGGAACTTGACCTCAAAGCGACCTTTATGGGGGATAAAGGAGACTGAACTGTAGAACACCTGCCAAAGGAAGACGCCTGCGGCGACCTCGACCGGTGTGTGCCCTACTTCAACGGTCTTGCCGTCACCGTCTACCCAAGTGGAGTGGAGTCCTCCGTTCATGGTCAAACCAACGTCGGTGCAGGTCAGCACTCTCATTGTCTGGGGTTCGCCGTAGAACAAGGAGAACACCACAAGTTGCTTGTCTTTGTAGGCGGCGAAACGGTGGGCGCTGCGGCAGGCTTCCCATCGTGATAGGGCTTCCGGGGGGAGGGATTGAGCGAAAGTGTCAGAATACTGACGCTCTAGTAAAAGTTGTGGATTTTCTTGCATAGGGGTTTCGTAAGTGAAGCGACGGATTCTACGGCAATTAAGTGCCGCGAATCCAGTCTCGAATTGAATCTCGTGTATTTTCCACCCGCTTAACAAGGTCGTCGTTGTCCATCAGCATGCCCAGGAGTCGGGTTTGGATGGTGTTGTTGGCCACCGCCACCTTAATCCGGGGCTTGCGTTTCTGCCCCATCCTGACGACACGGCCAATGGCCTGCCGAGCAAGAAGGGGCGTCGTCGGGGTCTCGACAAACAGCATCTCGCTGCAGACGCCTTGGGCGTTGAGGCCTACACCTGCTGACTGGGGCTGAGCGACAAGGATGCGCACCGTAGGGTCTTCCATGAACAGCTCAAAGGACTTGTTGCTGTTAGCTTCTCCGTAGGCGGCGACGGCCTTGTGCCCTTGGGCAGCGAGGTACTCCATGACGTTGCGGGTGGTCATCTTGTAGAACGTCCAGATGATGAGCTTGGAGTCCGTGGGCAGCACCTCTTCAAGCGTCTGGTCGATAATGTCATAAATGGCACTGCGCTTGTCCTCGCCGCTGAAGTGGGCCCAGTTGCAGACGATTTGCTGTGCTGCGTGGAACAACTTGGTGCTGGTGGTGGCGTCGATTTTGGTACCGTCACCCAAGAGCAGCAGCTGCTCTTCCATCAGCCGCTCATACAACTTGGTGTGCGCCGGGTCAAGGTCGTAACTGCAGTCCGGGAACTGCGGGTCCAAGTCCAAGCCGAATAACTCTTCCTTGGTGAAGCGCACGGTCTGTAGCGACAGGTTCTTGGCTACCTCGTCAAGGGCTTGCCACTGCGTAACCTTGCCAAAGAAGTCTCGCTCGGCAATGTGCATGTTCTCGAAGTGGCCGAAGGTTCTGTAGAGCTTCGGAGTCTTCTGCTTGATGTAGACATAAGCATCAGTCGGCTTAGAAGTCGGTGTGCCAGTTAGAAGTTGTAGGTTGTGTCCTAGTGAGAGTCTGGCTACGTTTTTATAGAGTATTGAAGACGGGTTTTTTAGTGAATGCGACTCATCTACGATTAGTTCTAATTCGTAGCTGTTTAGTGCATGATACAACTTCTCGTAATCCATACGAAAGATTGCATGACTCATCACTACGAATCTTGCAGTAATGTTTAGTTTACGTCTTTCTGTAGGCGTCCCACGGTAGTCTGTTACAGAGTCTGTGAAGCGGCGCAGCCACTTGCACCACTGCGGGATGATGATAGGCGGTACCAAGACCAAGGTGGTGTCCTTGCCCGTCATCAGGCTGACGGCAGTGGACATTACCGTCTTGCCGGTGCCCACCTCGGAGAAATTGGCGTTGCGTGGGTAAGTGGCCAGCTCTTCAATGCCGGCCACCTGCTTGTCGGCCAGATTGAAGCCGGCCTTGGTCTGAAAGTCAGTAGCAGCGTCTAGCGCTGCGAAGGTGGGGTACATCAGCGCACCAAGCTTAGTTGCAACTTGATTCCGTGCGCTTGGCAGTAGGCGGTGAAGGCCTCTTGGCCCAGCAGACAGGCTAGCTCTCCGAGTGTGCCGCCTTCAGCCGGTCGCTCCAGAATCTTCTTGGCCGTTGTCGCATACATGACAGCAGCCTCTTGTCCGGCCCACGTTGACAAGTCATACCGTGCCCAGCACAGGTTGAAGGCTGGCCACAGGCTTGGGTCCTTCTTGACAAGGAGGCCGATGCCTGCTGGCAGCCCGCCCTTGGGGTGGGGTAGCACGTAGGAGGTTGGGTGCTTGGGGGACCAATACCACTTAGCTAGTTGCTTGAAGTTCACGGGATTTTGCTTTCTTAGTTGGGGTTGGGTCGATTCGCTGGAGCCATGATACGGCAAAGTCAGCTTCATTTGTTTCTACATAGGTGCCTGTGTCGGTCAACTGTTTGATACCTTGACCTGTGCAGCGGAAGATTCGGCCTCTGCCGCTATGCTCACCTTGGAACGACTTGACGGTCACCGTCAGCCCGATGTTCGGACTCTTGGATTGGCCTAGGCCGCCTACGACAAGGCAGCGGTCTCCGGCTGAAATTGGTCTCATGCTAGGTCCTTTTGAAGTTTTTGTATGTCCAGTTTCAGGGCTTCTATTTCCTGCCTGAGTAGTTCGCCCTCTTGCTCGTTTGCCACAGAGCGTTTGTACTCACAAGTGACGCAGCGGGGGCTGAGCGGTGCAAGGGTCAGGCATTGGTAGCAGGGTGTCATGGGGTGCTCCATTGTTGGGACATGGCTTTTGCAATTCCGCCGAAGGTAGTGGACCGGAGCTTCCAGCGGTCAGCGCTTGGGGCCAGTATATTCTGCCCGCTGTCGGTTTGGTTACCCCAGCGCCGCTTGCCGTCGATGATGCGAGGCTCGACGTACTGGGTTGGCCTGAGCAGCGGGAGACCTTTCAGCCAAAGACAGGTCTTCTTGCTGGCATCGTGGCCAAATTCGTAGGGCTGGATGATCTGGTCCGACTTACGGATTCGGCTGCTGATTATGCTGATAGGGTTTTCTATGGCCCACTTGGGTATGTTGCAGCCCATCAGCTTCTGTACGAACTCAAGTGCATCTTCAGTCAGTTTTGGGTCCCGCAGGCCTCGTGTCGTCCAGTGCATGCCGCTGACGCTAAGGTATGTACATGGTGGGTTGAATGTGGCCAGGTCCCACCCCTCATTGATGATGTCAAACACGTCACCCTGGTAGTGGTGGGGGCTGCCGTCGTCGGCAGGTAGTAAGTCACACGAAATGGCGTCGTGCCCTAAAGCTCTAAACGCCTCCCGTATTTTTCCACTATATTCGCACCCGCATAAAATTCGCATAAAATACTTTCTTAAGTAGGGTCTGTTGTTACATATCCAAGGCAGAGCGCCATCCAATGAACCGCGCAAAACGCGGTGCGTCCTTCACCCCATACGCCATACTACGGTATTTAAGGATGCGCCCGGAGACAACCGAGTCCCACAGCGCTGTGCGCTCAGCGTGGGTCAGCTTGCCTGGCGCACACTTGAACTCCATGTTTGTCTTGAGGTCGCGGCAAACAAACCCGCCGACCATACCTTTGCCTGTCAAGCCTGCGGCATGGGTGCTTCGCTCCGTCTGACCGAGTTCGTTGGTGAAAGCTTCGTTCTGGTTTTCCATGGCTTCGTACGCGTAGAGAATTACAGCCTCCGCATCAGAAAAGGGCTTCATCTTCAGCATATCCTGTGACTTAGCAGTGCTGCGACCGTACTTGTACTCGGCGTCGAGGTTCCGCAGAATAGCCCCTTCAAAGCCTTGCTCAAGTGAGTCAGAGTAGTAGGCGTCAAGTTGGGCCTGTGACTCAATCAAGGTCTGAGTAAGCACTTGTATGAACGCTGGCAGGTCCCGCGCCCTCAACCGGGCCAAGCGTTCAGCATAAGTCCCGCCCCCGCTCAAGTCGTCGAACACGTAGAACGTGAATTCTGGCTCACCTTCGTGAGACATCACCGCAGAGTTGGTTGCGCGGTAGCAGTCCGGCGCAGCCGCCGAACCGGCGATGACTTCCCCATCCAAGTTCTGGTACTTTGACAGCACCTCTCGGATGTGCAGATTCGGGACCGGCTTGAGCGACCGGGTGAGCGCCCCTCCGAACTTGGTGACGACGCGGATTCCATCGAGCTTGATAGATGCTAATTTTGGAAATTCTACAGGGCCTGCGGCCTCACATGCCAGGTTAGTCTTAAACATTTAGGTTTTCTCAATTGGTTGAAATGCTTTGGTACCGTCAGGGAAGTGGCGGTAGGGTCCGATTCGGCTTGGGAAGGCCAAGATTGCGTTGCAGCCGGGGCGGCCATCGTAAGGCTTGAGTTCAAGTCCTTGGTACTGGTCTGCCGGCGGCTTGTAGGGTTTTTCGGGTTTTGTCATAGTTTAGGCAAAATAAAACAGGGCCTAGGCCCTGTTTGTTGTGGAGTCAAGTCCGATTAAGCTGCTACGCGCCACACGCCTACAGCATCCTTGCCGTCAATGACGACAGAACGGACGGCGAACTTGGGAGCGCCTTCACCGTAGGACTTGCGGTAGTTGGTTACAGCCGCAGACAAGCGGTTGATGACCTTGGTAACGCTTACGACTTCATCTTCGATGAAGCAATCGCCTTCAGCCAAAGAGGCGAAGTCATATTTGTGCTCACGTTTAACGGTGCGCTTGGGGAGAGGAATGTTTTTGTGAATGGTCAGTGCCATGATATTCTTTCGTGGTGGTTGATGGAAATCTGAGGAAGTCAGGGTTGATATTTTATATCAATTCCCTTGGTCGGGTGGTGTGAGTAGAAAATAAATTTGCTGTTGTCTATGCTGGCCGCAAGTTCTAGTGTGTTTGGCCTCTGGCAGGCTTTGATGTCTACTGGCCGCCTGTGTGGTGCCTGTACAACAACATGCTTTGCGTCTAACGGTACCAGCTTCAGTAACTCCGCTAGGTGCTCAGTCTCGTAGGGCAGCGGCCCGTAAATCTCGGTCTTCATCGCTGCATCCTCAACCATGCTTGGTCGATGGCCGCCTTCGGTATGCGCGGGGCATGCCAAAGGCAGGTGTCAAGGCCTCGGATAATCAGCTTGACCGTGGCCTTCTGCAGCGCGTTGCGCTCTATCTGGTGTAGGCAGGCTCGGAAGTCAGACTCCAAGGCCTTGGGCGGCTTCTTTGAGGCCAGCAGCACAAGCTCCATGGTGGCCGCGATGCCGCTTAGAAGCTCAGCGCAGGGTTCGCCCTCGTCGAGCATGAGTACAGCAATTTTTTGGTCCATCACTGCGCGTTGCAGTGGGGTCACTGGTAGGCCTATCATCGCAGGAACACCTCGATAACAGCCACAACCAACCACACTGCGGCCAGAATTTTCCCTGTGGTTGCTGGTGTGTGTGGGGCTATCCAAACGGCGGACATAAGAAGAGCGAGGTCTACTGGGGTCATTTTGTTTTCTCAGTTTTGGGCATAGGGAACCAGCCACGTATCCAAGTGGCCTGTGGGCTGTACTGGCCGATGGTGGCGACACCACCCTCAGTCAGCAACAGAACTTTTACACCCCGAGGTGTGTCCTTGTCAATCGGCAGCCAGTACACGTCTGTGGCGACGGCTGCCGTCTTCTCAGAATTCACTTTAAAATTCATGGTACTTTTTCGGTTGGGTCAGTCCTCGGTCTTGGTCCAAGGCCAGTACGAAGGACTCAAGTGCTTGTGGGTCAAATTCAAACACAGGCGGTACACCGGGCCGGTACCGTGTCGCAGTCGTCATGGCCAAGGTTTCCAAGGACTTGCAGGCTCGTGCTGGGCAGTTGAAACCCCGTGTGCGTTGGCCGAAATCATCACAACAGTTCACGTCTAATCCTTTCAAGCGTTTGACGGCGGCCTATCGTATCACCGCCAAGCGTATCACAGTAGTTGAGCACCGATTCGTGGGCCTGCAGCAGCAAGTCCAGTTCGCGGCGCAGCTTGATGCCCTCGTCACGCAGGTCGATGTTGGCGCAGCGGAGTTCCATGTTCTGGGTCAGTTCCCGGTTTGGGTCTGCATACGCGATGGCTGAGAGAGCCTCCGAATACTCCTCGTAGTCGTCGTCACCTAGGTTCTGTCTTAAGAACCTGTCTACCATATCAAAATCTGGCGTCATGTGTTGCTCCTGCTATTTTCGTAATGATAAAGCTCGTAGAACCGAGCCTTCTGCCACTGCCCCCACTCCCACTCTCCGGGTGCGTTTGCTGGTGCTGCGTACCTCACCATCAGCACAATTCCGAATAGCGTCTGCTTGTGGGCGAATTCTATAGCGTCATTTTTTAGGCTCATGCTCTTTCCTTATAAGTTGTAAAGCGCTTGGCTGTACCTTCAGTCTCAATACGGGACCATATCTCAGCTTTTAGCTCAGGGCTGTAAGTGTTCCAGTTAGCCACTTCTAAGTAGTGCCTACCACAGCCGGTGCAGACATCCTTGTAAAGTGTATCGCACAAGGCGATACACGGCGAGTCTGGCCTTGTCATAGCCCTTCGTCCGCTAGGACTTCGCTGATTAAAAGTAGAAATAGGCTCTTGTCTAGGTTTGACATGCACCTATACACCTCATCGCTGGACTTGTACTTGTTTATGTACTCATTTACTGCTGGCCCACCTCCGATTGTCGATGGGGGAGGATTCTTCGCCAAGGTCCTGAACTCCGAGCTTATGGGTCCGTATTGGCGGTGGGCATCCTCGGGGTTGATGCGCCACACGTAATCGCTGTCAATCTTGTCGTGGTCGCCAAGTCGAACTATCCGTGCTGCCTCCCAGTGGTTGGGGTGGTCCTTGAAGTGCTGCTGTTGAATCCTAGCGCCTCGCGCTGCTGCAAAAAGTAGTCTACTCATGTTTTGTCTCCTATGCCGTGGGCACGCTCAACGGCTCGTACAGTTTTACGCATGGACTTGCTATCGACTGGGCAGAATGGGTTATTGATGCTGAAAGTCCTATCCCTTAGTGTTTCAATCTGCTCATCAGTCAAAGGCAACCGTACTGGCTGCGCCACAACAATCGGAGTTGTCTGCGCTGTATTTGCACATCCGCTGTGCCCACGTTTTACGCACAGTTCGCAGAGTGACTTGCATGGCTCCCGTACTGGCAGCGCGGCGGTGTAAAGCCTTGCAGCCCTCCATGCGGCTCTCGCAGCGTTTGCAGGATTGCATGGGTAGTTATACTCCTTCATCATTGCTGCGATTGCATCGGCGGCTTCCTGAGATATTTCTGAGGGTAATGCCACTAGCTGCGCGGCCTGAATTGAATCTGCACGGACTATCACAGCATCCACGCACCCGTCTTCACACTCCGTACCTACCTCAAACCACTCCCAGTCATCGGGCTCACCATCCTCGCCTTTGAAAGCGTGGAAGCGCCCACGCGCAAGAATTTCTGTATCAGCGGCTGTCTTATTTGTCCATGCCTCAAGCATTTCAGCTTCTTTAGACCATGGCACGAATGGCATTGCAGTTGGCTGCGCGATATGTACACTTTCAGGCGAATTTTGTACACGTTCTTGCGATGTGTATAAATCCCGTTTATTTTTAAGTGCTTCCGTCAGTGCTGCGCGTAGGGCTTTGCGGGTTTGTGCTGTTCCTTCCCCTACTTTCAAGTCGCGGTAGCGGTCAGCCAGCGCCATAAGTGTGTCTACTGTGTGGGTCATGCTGTGCCTCCCTTGTCTGCATGAAATTCCGACATAAGAATGTCAATATGGGCATCAAAATACTCTCCTGTCATTGGCTCCAATGCAATGAAGTCATCGACAGAGTTTTCGGACTTTGTTGCGAAGTGGTCGCGCAGGAACCTGTAACGCTCCGCATCACGCTGCGCTTCGTCAGCAATGGCTGGGGCGGCGAGTTTTCTTTCTGCCCATCGAACCGCCACTTGCATAGTCTTGCTACTGCAAGGGCAATAGGGGTTACCTGTGCTGAAAATATCTTTGCGGCCCTGCTCAATTTGCTCATCTGTCAATCGCTCGATTAGATTTGTCATATCTTCCTTAAAATTGGTTTGAATAACATCGAATAACTCTTGCCGAGTCGTCTGTGCATGGTGTTCATCTGCCGGCGCTTGTTGTCCTCAAGGACTTTGGCCTTGTAGGCGGCCCTGCGGCGCATCCGGCGGAGGGTTACCAGTCGGATTAGCTTCTCGTAGTAGGCGTCATTCATCTAACAATTCCTCCAACAATGCCTTAAAAGCCTTTTCCAGTGAGTCACCTATCTCTTTCGGGATAGGCTCTTTTAGGGCCAGAGCCCAGCCCTCAATCTGGGACAGCAGCATAATGATGGCGGTAATTTGTGGTTTGGTCATTTCAGTACCTTAATAGTGGCAAGTGCTATTGCTTTTTGTGGGTCACCGCTTGCAACAGAGACCCAGCTAAGCTTCTTGTAATCATACACAATGACTTCCCACATGCTCACATCGGTATAGCCTTGTATTCTTGACTTCTTTAAGTCTCCGCTACTGATTGCAGAGGGCCAAGTGCTGTACTTGGCAGCTATTGGGCCGGTTACACTCCAGTCTCTGTAATCGAAGACTCTAAACTCAAGGACTGTCCACGGTTCTTTTCCCAGTATAGCACTCGGAATCTGCACCTTGTCAGCGGGGTCCCCGGTGTAGACAATACACACGCCGTCGGTAATAGAGGCTGTGGTCCATCCTACAGCTTGGGCTAGTAGGAAGTTGATGTCTTGGTCAGTCATATGATTTGCCTAAATTGAATCCACCCTGTTAGATTCCCACTACGGGTATCAGCGCTGAGCGCCGGTGTGGCTTGGTGTTCTAAGGGCGAAAGGTGCTTGGGGTCACTACCTGCCAAGCGCTCATACAGCGCAAGGTCCGCTTCTACGCTAGGCGTCCTACCCTCATGGGTCAGGTAGCTTACCCTGGCGCAGCGAGCCGCTGAGATTTTGCAGTCTAGCATCGCTACTGAATCCACGTAGGGCAGGTGCCACTGGCCGAGTCTGAGCTCTCGAACAATTGAGATGTCCATGGCGAATTGCATGTGCTTGGCCAAGCCCTGGAAGTGGGGCTCAGCGTCTGGGTGGGCTCGCAACTCAAAGAAGTTGTCCCATTCAGTGGCGGTCACTACCGTTCGCATCCACTGGAAAGGCTCTAGGATTCGGTTGCCGATCTGTTTGTGCAGGCCAAGCTTGGATAGGCCCCATGCAAAGACGCAGGCGGCCTTGGAGGCGGCCACCCAAGTGAACTTGGCAAGGGCTCGACGTGCCCCTGTGACCTCTGCTCCGGCCTGCATGCCTGGCTTGTTGGAGCCCCAGACCATTGGAATGAACGGATCGTTCCATACTTCTGAAATTAACTTAGAGACTGGAATAGCCCTACTAGACATTGCGTTACGTGAGAAAACCCTATGGGTCATTACCTCTCCGTGAATGATACGGGGGTAGGTCAGTGAAAAAGTTGTAAGTCGTACGCCATGCTCACTAATTGAGTCGGCAATAATGTCAGCGGTAATATTCATTTTAGTGCTCTTTCTTTGTGTGTAGACCCAAACCACCAAGTGGTGCAGGCGGTTCGTAGGAGGGCTTGATTATCGAGCAGGCGGGATTTCCAAGAGGTCTCGAAGGTCTCTAGCGCCTGCTCTGTGGCTGCGGCCCGCACTTGGCTCACGTAGTTGTCAAGCATTGGCAGTAGCAGTAGAGTGCTGAGCGCCAAGCCTGCGGCGGCTGAAAATCCGATGTGGGCAAGTGCCCGCTTGCCCTTGGCCGTTGCGGGGTTCGGCAGTTGCGGGATTCGCATGGTGGGGAGTGGCTTAAGCACCATAGCTCGCCACCAGCAGGGTGATCGCGCCCGCCATTGACAGGCCTCCAACGGCCAAGCGGGCATCGTGGACTGCTTGCTCTGTAGCAGGCGGCAATGGCCCCGTGCCGGTCAGGGCGAACGCCGTAAGGTTCACCAGCAAGATGATTGAGGGCAGGGCCACTATCAGTGCCAGAATTTTTAGTCCCATACTAGACCCCTAACCATTTTGCACAAACCCCTACGGGTTCGTGTTGAAACCCGTAGCAGTGCCCGCCGTCAGTGAACTCCTGAAGGTTGGCGTAGCCGCAGGTTCGGCAGTTGGACAAGCACTTGGGTTCTGGCGCTGCCGCCTTGCGGCCCTTGATAACCAGTATCAGCACATCCCGCAGGGCAGCATCTCGGTCGGACCGGGGTTCAAAATAGCCCCCATCCAGCTTAGTGACGGCATACTCAAGCATCTCGATAACCTCGTCATGATGGTCAGTCATAAAATCACCTTCACAATTTTCACGGTACCGCCAGTGGGTAGCGCTGCTTGGCCGGCCAAGGCGGCTTCTTGCTTGGTCGGAAACAGGGGCCAAGGGCAGCGGGCTCGGTCGTAGGTCGCCCCTGCTGGGGCGCTGACCACCATCCACTGAGTGCCGCTGTCCCAGCGGTAGAAGGCCAGCCAACCCTCGGGTTTAGGAGGTGGCACGAGGATTTCGGTTACTGGCTGTGGGTCTAGTTCTTGAACTTCGATCATTTCAACACCTCAGCAGCTTTCAGTTGGTGTGTCTCACCGTCGAATGTGAGTTTGATATTGGGCTTGCTAATGTAATTTATCTGCACTGAGCCGTTCATTGCTAAGCCGTATGTGTGGTAGTCTGGCTTGGGTTCTGGTTTGAAGCGGTACTGGATTGCCTCATTCCATGCAGGAGGGTCTACGCAGTTATCCCAGTCATACGCAGATGTGTATCTGTACTGCACAACCCTACTTGTATCAAGTGCCCACTCTCGGATTAAATCTGCATGTTTGTGTTTCATATTAGTGCCTTGTAGTCGTTTGTGCCTTGAAAAGGTGCTCGTCAATACTGACGACTTTTGGGTGGGGTCCAGACAGGTCAACGTAGTAGACAAAGTAGACAGGCCCTACTTGCTGACCTTGCCAGTAGTAATCTCGGCAATAGCCAAGGACTTCCGGGTCAATCATTATCTCGGGCCCGTCTTCAATCTCTATGTAAGTTGTGCCACCGGTGGTGTAGATTATGTTTGGTGTGTTCTTCTCGTATTTGGGCTTTTTCACTGGTGTTCCTTGTTAGCCTTGAGATACTTTTCGCAGAGGTAGTCGATGTAGGCCCAGAGGCGCTTAACCAATAACACGATATCCTCGACCTTGCATACACCGAGCCACAATACCCTTGCGGTCATCTGTACTTCCGCCTTTTAACAAGCCTGTTAGGGCTCCTGTCTGGGACAGTTCTCGGGTGTGTTCTTTAGAACTCATGGCAGCAGCGAACAGGCCGCCAAGTAGTGCGCCGCCGATTGCACCTGCCAAGGCGTTATCTGAGGCGGAGGCTACCTGCTTGGCAAGGTCGTTGCAGGCTGTCAGGTCTGGGGCTATCGCAGACTCAGGCCCGCTGAAGTCAATCACAGGGCGGATTGGGTACTTAGAGGTCACGAAGGTGTTAGGGCCGCTAGTGGCGCAGCCGGTGAGCAGGAGGGAGATTATGATTGCTGTTTTCATTTGTGGAAGTTCCTCTCTTTTACCATTGAATCAGCCAAGTTATAGGCCATTGTTGCGTATTCGCCCCAAGTTGCGTTCTTGGCATCGTTAGCCAAGAGGCCTTGCAGGGCGGCTGCGGCGAAGTAGTCACGCATGGTGAGTCCCGGATAGTAGGGCGACCCATGGCCGGAGTCGTGGTGGGGGAACGCTGGGTCGCTCATACAGCCTCCAAGGCTTCAATGTATTTCGCTACTACTTCCAGCGGCACACGGGAGTAGGGGTCGCCGTCGCTGCCGTAGGGGTCCAGCAACTCGTGCCAAGGGCAGTTATACAGCTCAACTGAGCCGATGCCGCACCAGTGAATGTCGCTTTGCTGAATGGAGATTGTGATGCCATTCTCCGTCTTGAAGTGTTGCCGCACACCGATATAGTAGAACGGGCCGCTGGTTGAGTCTGCCCTGCGGAACCAGTTGTCAGAGTTAAGGTGGATGTCAAGTCGTTCTGCTGCTGCTGTCATTTCTTTGCTCCTACTGGCCAGCCTAGGGCCTTCAATTCGTTTACGGGACTCTGCACAACCAGCGCGTTAGTGCTCTTGGTGACTTCTGCCGGAGCGTACTTGACAAATTCCGGCAGACGCTCTTGAAGCTGCTTCAAGGTGGTGCAGGCCTGGATGGCCGCCGATACCTTGCTCATTGTGGCTTCACGCTGTATGCACTTGTCTCTGAAGGGTTTTGTCACAGCAGCAAAGTCTGCATCCCCGATGTAGTATTCACAGCAACTTCCACCTTGGAGAAAGTAATTGGAGTAGGTGTGCGAGGTTTTCAGGGCTCCAGGAGTCAACTTGTACAGCTTGCGGCACAGAGGACTCATCGCCTTCTCTAGTGCGGCTTGAATGGCTGTACTGTCGTCAATTTCCGGTAAGTCACGCTTAATTGCGCTCAACATGGTGGATTTGTCGTATTTAGTCAATTTCATTTCTTTACTCCATAAAATTTCAATAGGATTGCCGAAGCGTCGCTTCGTGGGTACTGGTCCAACAAGTCAGCCGCATCTCGAACAAGGGCTTTCACAAGGTTGTCCAAGTAGCGGTTGGGTATGTACATGTCGTCATATCTTTATCTGGGTCTGGCCCGTTTAGGGTTTGGCTTAGGACTTTTAGGTGCAGGTTGATAATGTGCTTGTTCATAACTTCCCCACAGGTTTAGCCAGCAACCACTTGTCACCAAGCATCCTGACAGACTTAGCCCAAGCCCTCCGGTTGTGGCGGTCTGTTGACCGAATTCCCGAGCTAAATAACCGCTTAGTCAGCCGCAGATAGTAAGTTTGCATAGTATTCCTCGTATTTAAGATTTACATAGAGCCAGTAATAATAACCCATAGATTCTGGCAGGTACTTTTGGTGAGCATGAAATTCTTCAACAGTATATTTAGGGTGACCGTTAGGCCATCTCACCTGAAGCTCGTCAGTGGTCATACAAGAACCTCAAATCCCCATTCACCAAGCACAATCTTAGGTCGAAACCCGCGCTCTCGTAAAGAGCCAGCCAAGATTGAAGCATCAATTTCAGACATACACTTCTCCCCAAAGTAAAGACAGAACGTACTCATAAGCCTCGCCCTCAAGCAGAGCCTCAAACGCTAGGTCTATCGCTGTCTCGGAGAAAGTTAGGGAGTTGACGTAGGACATGTAATCAACACCCAAGTAGTCCATTAGCAGGCCCCGCAACGGAGTAAAGGTGCCTGCCTCTGCATCCACAAGTGCGGCGTACAGCTCGTCGCTATCTTCTACGGCAGAGCCGGACCGTGGGGCATCGCTGTCGTCAGCACCCCAGCAAGCCCAGTCCTGCGCCCAGCGGGCCTTTGGCTTCGGGGCCGCCTCCCGCTTGACAGGCAGAGCGTCCCAGTCTACCATCACAATCTGTGAAGCCAGTAACTGTAAGAACTCTACATCTTGCTTCTCACGGTCACCATGCTGTGAAAAATACCCCACCGACACATTTGTGCACTCAGATGCAATATCAATCAGATTAGCAGTATCGGTAAACACGCCAGTATCACAGGGTGTAAAGGCTAGTGTAAACTCTTCGTTTGTGAGGGCCTCTGCAAGTGCCGTTGCAAACTCGTCTGAGCAACACCTGCCGCCTGACTGCTTGGTGATAATGTCATGGTAACCTGCACGGTCAAATGCTATGGCACGGTCTACGGTAGAGAACAACTCAACCATATTAGCCGCTGCCCACACCGAGCCAGTACCACCGCACTCTTCGCCACGGAATAAAACATAAAGTGCAGGCACCTTGTGGTCAATCAGATACATCAACAGGGCTATACCAGCACCGTCGTCAGCACCTAGCGCATCGCCGTCAGCCTTCCAGAACTGTCCGTCAACGGTATAAGTGTTAGCCCCTGACTTGTGGTGTACCGTGTCGATGTGTGCCGTAAAGCAGGTCTTGTGGTGCGGCTCGGTACGCAAGTCCACATACAGGTTTCCAGCCTCGTCGATCATGGAGATTGGCAGGCGCTGGGTCAAGTAAGCAGCGTATTGCATTTCAGTTACCGTGCCGGAGCCTCGTTTGAGGCGGACTGCGCGGTGCAGGTCGTCAAGTAAATTCATAGTAAAACTCCAGTTTGTTGCGAAGCACGTTCAGCTTCAATATCACATACGCGCCACAGCTCGCCATCAACCTCTTCGGACTCCTCGTCCATGGTCCACTTATCACCGGCGTAGTCTTCCCAGTGCGCTTTCTCGTCGTGGTAGCGTTTACCAAGACCATCTACCCAGGTGTTCTCCTTGAAAGCGTAGTGGTCGCCATCTTCCGTCTCTTCATCAAGTGGGAATACTCGGTAATCACCCTCCATGTAATACTCACCCTCAATGCAGACGCAATCGTCAATATCCGCATAATCGCCGTCCTCCAGACAAACTATGTCATCGGGCAGGTTCTCGGTGTCGTAATCCGTGCCGTTCACGAAAACCGCTTGGTCATCCGGCACGTAGTATTCGCCGTAACGGCGGCTAGTGCTTGTGCGCACCAAGGTGTAACCGTCAATACAGCAAGAGCCTACGCAGCGGTCTTCGTGACGTCCGACGAAATAAGTTTCGTCTTCACTGACTCGGCAGCCGCAATCTTCGCAGGTACTGCCGCCCCGCTCTTCAAGGGTGCCGTCAGTCTGTTGCGCCGCGTACTCGCCGCTGGACACAATCTCCAAGTAATCTCGGTACACGTCTACGTTGTCACGACTACCATCCAAGTAGGGGCACATCGTACCGCCCTCTGGGTGTTCCAGCTTGGCCAACTTGGTACCCGCTGGCCACGAACTGGCCTGAGTGATGCCCTGAATCTCTAGCCAAGCCTCTAAGTGCGGGTCTGGCTCTGAGCGTCCGGCTCCTGATGGCACGGCGTAAGAGCGGACGAATTTGGTTCCGTTGACAAGGGCGCGGCCCAGAATCTTGTCACCCGACTTGCGGGTGGCCATACGCCAGCCGTACGCTGGGTCGTAGCAGGCATATGGGTGGGTATCTAGCTCGCTCTCGTCTATGGTGCCGTCCATGAGGGCGGGGAGGTTATCAGAATTGAACGGGATGTTGGAGTAGCGATTAGTGGACTGCATGCACGAGCTCGGGCCGAACTCCGCGGCACGGATAATGTCTAATTTGGTGTTCTGCAGGTAGAAAGTGTCCGGGCTGTAAGTCGCTGCCCACGAGTGCAAGATGTGGTCTGGAGTGTCGGGGTAGTGCCGTTTGAGATACTTGCCGATTGACGTCACAGTCTGGAGGTTGTCAAGTGCCTTTTTCTCGTTCTGTGTATAGGCAAGGCGTAGGTTATCGTCGGCTATGTGTGGATGCTCAAGGATCAAAAGGTGCCAGTTTTTTGGGCGCTGTTTAGTGAGGGCTGTGGCTACTGCAGGGTGCAGCTTGGCTTGTTGCTGCTCGCGGGCATGCCACCGACGGGATTTTGCTAGGATGGCTTGGAGGTCAGCGATATACATGAAAAGCTCCTTAGTTAGATTGGACCTAGACGGTCCGGGGGTGGTGATTATATGGCTAGCCGAAATTGGCGAATTCTTTATGATATTTCAATGCAGCTTCTCGATAGGCTTTTGCTGCTTCTTCGACTTCGGTGAAGAGGCCTAAGTGTATGCGCTTGCCTTCGTGGCGGATTGAGGCTTGCCATTTCTTGAGTTGCCTGTTCCAGCATACGCCTTTGTGGCCTGATGTGTTGTCGTCTCGCATCTTCGCGTTCTGGCTGTTTCCTGCATTCGTCGCCACCCTCAAAAACTCTTTTTGATTTATCCTTGGGTCGTTGCTTCTATGGTCTACTAACTTGCCTTCCGGACCGCCCATTACAAGTCTGTGCAGCTGGAGCGTCCTGTGTTTGCCGTTACCGAGAGGCAGGTTTGTCACTACGTATCCATGGCTAAGGCTCCAATTATACTGGCCTACCAATTCCGCATCTTCTGCGTCTATGATTGCCTCTGTGCCATCTGCTAGAGGCACGTAGCCGATGTCGCCCTCAATTCTGATCTTTCGCTTCTTCATCTTAATTCTCCAATGAAAAAGCTCCACCTGCATTCTCCCCTTGCGGGGTTGGCCGAACGGGGAAGTACCCGCCAGAATGCATGTGGAGCTTTACTTCTGAATTCCCGGCCAAGGGAATTTGGATTCTATCACAGGTCCCGATGCACAAGCTTCCCACCACCGCCATAAAGCGCAAAACTTAAACAATCAACCAAGTGGTAAGTCATCGACATCCCCGCGCCCTGCACACAAATCGCATCCCGAATCCGCCAGTCAAGCGCTTGGCTGACCATCCAGTCAAGGTTCTTGATCTCTTTGCCCTCGATACAAAACACGCTAATCTGACGGCTCAGACCGGACTTGGAGACTGAGCGCACAAGGGTGAATACAGTCGAACCCTCCGGCAGCCATTCACGCAGGTACTTCTTCGCCTGCTCACAATACTTGCGCTTGCCCTCCGCCTTGGAGAGCTTCACAGCCCCGTTCAGCGGGCCGCTGAGTTGGTAAATAGTACCGTCTAATTCGTAGTAGTGCATGTCAATCTCCATTCGTCAGGTACGCCGTAACCAAGGTACTTCCCGTGTGAGTCCAAGTTACAGGCAAGGGGTACACAAGGCGAGCACTGCTGCCCCTTGTGCAGGACGGGTGAGTCAAAAATAAAGAAGTTCAGCGCCCCACCAAGCCAAAGCGTTGCGTAAGTCACGCCGTCAAGCGTTCCTGAGATGCTCGGCTCAGGGTCGTGGTAGGGTTCGGAGTAATCCTCGCTGAAGTCATCGGGGTATCCGTGGTGCTTGGCGTCTGGCCCATACATCAAATCGGCTACCGTGTCCTCATGCAACGAGGCGGCGCTTATGACGCCGTAGGGGATTCCAGTGGTGGGGTTACGATTTGTGGTCATCTATTACCTTTAAGTTACGTGGGTCAAATCCTCTGCCTACGGGATACCATCGGTCCCCAGTCCAGAACTCGTAGCGGGTGAGTTCCTGCCACTCTTCAGCGACGTGATTGAGGTGCTGCACCTTTATCTGCTTATACAGGTGCTCTTCACCGTAGATGATCTGGTAGTGGGTGGCTTCAGTGTGGCTCATTTTGTTGCCTCTATCACCGCCAAGGCGATGGCTTTCTGTGGGGTTTCTGCGTACACCTGTACCTTGTCGGTTACGATTGCCCACTGATCGGCGTGACACGCAGCCACCATCGGGAACAGGTCAAACTTCGCCGCAATCGGCCCAATGACGTTCCAGTCTTGGAAATCAAACTCACGCCAATGCGCTCCTGTGTGTACGACCATCGCCCACATATCCTCGTGAAATGCTACGTCTGTCGAGTTGTAACCAATCGCAAGTGCGAGGGCTTTGGAGATTTCTAAGTCAGTCATCATCTTCATCCGGTTTAATCTGGTCAGCAAACACATACGCCAAGTCTGCAATTCGCTGTAAGGCGGCGATGCGCTCATCCTTTAGCTTGATGTGGTACAGGGCGGAGTCAAGTGCGGCAAGCAGGGCATCTTCCCTGCCCTTGGTCTTGTACACAAGGTTGCACTGCGTCTGCTCGCTCCAAATCCAGTGCCGTCCAAGGTGGTCTACTGTGAGGTTGCATTTGCGCACCTCTCGGGTAGCTCCGTGGTGGTCGGTGTAGGTGAGTTTAGTCATGTCATCTCCTCCCTTACAAGTTGCATCAACTGGCGGGGTGCATCCTTAGTCAGGTCGATAAAAACTCGCCTATAAACTTGGCCGTAATGCACAAAATCAGCCAGCTCGTAATTTTCCGAGTAGTGCTTAACATCTACGTAAAAGTCACGGTGCTTGTAAATTACGCAGCGGGAGCCTGATGTGGTGGTGTTTACTCGCATAGTGCGTATTTCCAAGTCCGTTGTGTTGAATTCCACCTACTGATTAACTCTTTCGCCTTCAGTAACTGTGTACGTTCCCCGTACATGCCGCAAAAGACCTCGTGATGGGTTGCGTTAAAGGCTGCTTTGTAAGTCTCGCCGGAAGCGATGTTGGTGCGAGTGAAGCTAATCACAGGTGTACCTCATAATCACTTGGTCAAACATAGTGAGCTCGAGTCCGTCTGCAACTTCTTGCAGGCCCTTGATGGGTCCGTAAGAGGAATTCTCACCCCATATGAAGGTGTACTCTGAACTTCCGGGTATGAATTTCCCTACCCGTATGCGGTTGAGCTTGGGTTTCATTACGAAGCCGGTACCGTTGCGCAGCGTGTCGCCGTCGAGGTGCCAGCCTTGGGCAAGGGCTCGCTCAACAACTTCGGGCCAGTCCTCAAGTGCGGTACCGCCAATCATGGTGGCGGTCACTGGGTGGTCTTTGAACTTTGCGAGAAGTGCTTTTTTAGACATGATTGACAGTAAATCCAAGTTGTTTGAAATAAAACTCTGCTAGGGTTTCTCTGTTTGTTGAAAAAACGGCAAGTTTCTTGCTGTGGTACACGGTGACAAGAGTGCCGCTGCGCGGTATGGCCCAAGTTCCTCCGTCTGAGAGGGAGTTGGCGAGGTTTCGAGTCCATGCTAGGTGTGCGTTGTATGGTGCCTCATCGTCGTCTGATGGGTCTGGGTCGTGGTCGTAGGTAGTCATTTTGTGAGCCTTTCCAGAATTTCCTCGTCCGACAGGTCGTTGAGCAGTTTGTCGATCTGTTCTTTCCGGTCCTTGGCAAGCTGAGCCGCAATTTGCTGGTCGCGGTGGTAAGCTTTTATCTTCTCAGGGTAATCCGAATGGTCTTCGGGGTTCAGCCTCATGTAGACGTTTACGTGCCGGCCCTTGCAGTCAACCAAGGTTGGGCGTCCTGATGGGAGAATACGCACGGTGTGGTCGTTGAGGAGGGCGGGGGTGCTTTGTATCGCCCCTGATGTAATCTTGTCGTCAGTGTCGGCGTGGCGTGTGTGGTAGTGGATGTAGGTCATGGTGTTACTCCAATGGTTCAAATTCTTGCTTCAAGGTCTCGTACAAGGCTTTGCGCTCTTGGCGTTTAATCTCTGCGCCGTACAGTCGGTCTCGGGCGGTGTCGAGTAGGGCTTCTAAAATGTAGTAGTCACTGTCCTCCCCGTTTCTATCCCTATCGTCCCGGTCGTTAAACACCTCAAGCGTGAGGGTTGCGAATTCGTTGAATTGGTCTAGGGGCAGGGTATTCGTGTGGGTTTCATAGTGAGGCCGTGATGGGCTGCGATTTTGGGTAGCTCTGCTGGCCAGTCTTGTGGGGGAGTGGCGTCGTGCAGGTTTTGCAGGTCTGACAGCAAGGTTATGGTTTTGTACGTCGGCTCTATGCCGGAGTCTCTCAAGGCTGCCCGGAGGTCCAAGGCGACTACCCCCTGCCCCTCCAAGCCCTCGCTGTAGACCTCTGGCGCTATCAGACACCCTACGGCACAGGACAAGCCTTCAGACGTGCGGTAGCAGCATTTGCCGCCTTCCATGGCGGGTTTGTTCTGTTGTAACAAGTGCGCTGATACTCTGTCGAAAATTTCTTGGTCGGTCATAAAATCTTTCTTAGGGTTTAGAGTCTCGCAAATTTGCCATGGTATTTTTGGGCAGCTTCTCGGTAGGCTTTTGCTGCTTCTTCTATGTCTGTGAACAGGCCTAGCCTTATGAACTTGCCTTCGTGGGTGATTGAGGCTTGCCACTTTTGGTCTCGCTTATACCAAGAGACCCCCTTGTGGCCTGATGTGTTATTCGAGTTGGCACCTCGGTTATAGCCGTTCTCTGAATACGTCGCCAGCCGCAGAAGTTCTTTTCGGTTGTCAAGTTTATTGCCTTCTCGGTGGTCCACTAACTTCCCCTCTGGGTCCCCCATAACAAACCTATGCAGGCTGAGTTGCCTGTGTTTACCTTTACCAGTCAATAGGGACGTAACGGCATAGCCCTTGGCAAGTTGCCAATTATGTTTTCCTACTAACTTCGCATCTTCTGAGTCGATAATCGCTTCCGCCCCACAAGCTAAGGTCACATAAGCCGCGTCACCTTCAATCCGAATCGGTCTCTTCTTCATTTTTAGGCTCCAAAAATAAAAGCCCGCTGGGTCGGCCTGTAGTCGCAATACAGGCTCTCCCAGCGGGCAGTTAAAGCTTTGAGATGTGTCCGTTGCGACCGGAAATTTCAAAGCCAGCCGCAAGTGTAGCACCTGTTCCCGTTGGCGTTGAAATAGGAGCCGATTTCAAGTGCGGCGAAGGTTGTGCGCTTCATAAGTATGCTTTGAGGGTTTCTATTTGTTTTTGTTGCATAGCCGCAGCATCCCGAGCCGCAGCATCCCGAGCAGCATCAGCAGCAGCATCAGCAGCCCAAGCAGCAGCACGAGCAGCAGCACGAGCAGCAGCATCAGCAGCAGCATCAGCAGCAGCACGAGCAGTAGCATCAGCAGTAGCATCAGCATCAGCATCAGCAGCCCAAGCAGCATCAGCAGTAGCAGCAGCAGCACGAGCAAGCTCCAACTCCTCTTTTGTGGCGGCGTCGTTAGCGAACTTCTCAGCCACGTCAAGTGCCGCAAGGCTTCTGGGGTCGGTCATCAGGTGTTGCACTTCTCTAGCGAAAGCAACAGCTAACAAGCGCTTTTCCTTGTCAAAACCTTCGACCGCTCGCAAGCACCAGAGGGCATCATCGAATCCGTTGGACTCCAAGACTGTGAGCAGTGGTAGGGGTTCGTCGTCTGCGGTTGTCTTGTTGAGGTGCTTCAGGAGTTGGGCCCAGCCTTCTTTACAGGGTGCGTGCTGGCGGATTTTGGTTAATGTGGTTTTCATGGGGGTGTGGTGTGGTTAGGTTAGGAGCCCTGCGCCAAGGCCTCAAATCGGGCGTTTGAGCCACTTTAGCGTTCAGGTAAGGGCATTGGTGCTTGACAGTGCGTTTTTGGCTTAGGCGGGCTCTAGATTTACAAGTTCTACTCGGCGGCCAAGTTCAACAAGTTCGCCGCAGCCTGAGTACCGGTTCGTTTGGGAGAAGCCTTTGTGCTCTATGGTCACTGTGAAGGGCTTGCCCCTGGCGTTCGGCACTCCGATGTGTCGGATGGCCATGGGGAGGGACATGGTTGTGGTCTTGTTGTGTAGGGTTATGGTGGTCATGAGCTACCAGTCTAGGGTGTTGCCTACGGCTGGCCTCCAAGCGGGCTCGGGTCCGTAAACGGGAGGTGATAAGGAGGGCAGGGGCTGGCAGCCGCAGTTTTGGGCGACTCCAAGCATCATAGGTACTACCTCAAAATCCTTGGTACCACAGTCGCAGTCGCACAGCCACAAGGCTTTGCGACCTCTCTTGTGTTTCTGAAAGGTTTTGAGCGTCAGAAGCCCGAACCGCAGTCCGGGTCTCGGGGTCACGTAGGTTCGCATGTCCATGGCTACATGAAGTCGTCAAAGCTTACGGTCGGAGGCGCGGCCTTGGAATCTGCTGCTGTCCCGTAAGCGGGCGGCGTGAACCAAGCGCGGGGCTCCCCTGCGGGGCCTTGCCATATCTCGGAGGCAATCTCCCACTCGTAGGGTGGGTCCCCTGCGTCGAACTCCCAAGCGTTGTCGGGGCGGTCGGGTCTGGGGGTTGGGTCTGGCAGGTAGATTTCTTTCCCTGCCTTTGGGACGTGTGCAGAGGTCACCCAAGCGTAGCCAAGGGTTGTGGCTAGGGCTTGGGCTTGGGTTAGGTCTTTGGCCCGCAAAACGTGTATTTTTCTTTGTAGGGGGAACGAACCGGCGAAGAATTTTTGATACCCACGCTCGTCAGCTATCACCCCGTTAATTTGGCTGCAATGCAGGCATGAGCCTCCTTGTAGGAAGTAGGTGGAAATGCCCAGGGTGAACTTGTTGCAGGCGGTGCATTGCCCAATCCAGACGCGGGCACCTCCAAGGCTTACCTTGGTGAGGCGGGTTTTGTCACTACTTAGGATTGGTGCCAGGTTTTTGGTTGGCAGAAAGGTCGGGGGCATGGGTTGGACATGGCTCGGCTCCACCAAGAACCAGCCACCCTCCCACCGGATGCGTTGGCGGTAGTGCTTTACCACTACGTCAGGCTTCACACCTTCCCAGTTGGAGGGGATTAGTTTGTCGGGTTTGTCTGGTGCAGGCACCAGTTCGGTAAGGGTTCGGCTCTTTACCCAGCCGGAGAGCTGTTCCAAGGCCTCCAAGGTGGAGCGTTTGGGGCTTCGCAGGCCTCCGGGCAGGGGAGGGAGGACTCTTTGTCGGGTGATTGTGGTCATACTATTCTATTTCGATATGTTTAGAGGATACGGAGGGGTAAAAACCAAAACCCAAGCGTCTTTGCTTTTTAAGGCTTAAAAACTTTTAGGCTTATAAATGGCCTGTAATGTATTCTTGAAAAGTATGGAATAGGTTTTATAGAATAGTTAAACCCTTATAAAACAACAACTTACTTATCAAAACCTTGTCGATTCTATCCTAGGAAAATCCTTGTAATAGGTAATAACAATAATTTTTGACCACAAACTTGTAGGGGGCTTTGCCTAATAACCCTAAAAACGCGTAAAAATTTTATTTAGTCTCTAGAACGGGGCTATTCTTCGAGTTTTCTAGGAGGGAATAGCCGTAGAAGCAGATAATGTTTGACAAACTAGCAATTTAGTTCTAGGCCCAAGATAAAACCCTTGTGAACGCCTGATCCTTTGTTATCAAACCCACAAAATCACAATCACACCGACTATGCCAACGATCACGATAATCAAATCCGATACCCGAAAAGGGTCTGATTCAAGGGGCTCAAAGGGTTTTTTCATAAATACCTTTCATAAATTTCGGTTAATCCGTACTCGGAAGCTGCCTCGTAAGGCAGCAACCGGCTACGCCCTCCGCAAGGAAGGCACCTCGCCCCGCAAGAGGGCCGCAACATCAATCAAAATTTCGGAAACTGGCATATTCAGAACGCAAGCCAGCCCCGAAAAGTCACGAGACACCGCAAAATTGACAGCATCTGCGTAAAGCTCTTGTGGTAGGAGTGCGAGTAGGGTGGTGGGGTTCATCGAACCAGCCCCATAGCTTCATTGCGCTGCTGTACAGCCCACCGACACCGCTCACGCCCCGTAAGGGTGCAGCGGTCGTAGAAATGAATGTAGCCTTGCTCTTTTATGCCCATGGCCTCCCAAGCACTTGGCTCCATGTCAGCAGGGCGCTCAAATATAGGTACTGGCCTTGGCCGTGGTAGGGCCGAAAGTTTTTCGGTAAGAATAGCCTCAGGGCTTAATCCGTAAGTGTTCATAGTACCCACTGGCTATCACGGCGCAACAAGGCCGCAACGTCCGACACCAGCCCCAGCAAGCGGGCCTTGGTTTCGCCTTCATGGGCGTTCATGATGAACACCAAGGCCCCGAAGTCGTACTTGCGAGCCGCTGCGATGGCGTCACCGCAATAAGGGGAGTTTAGGAGGGATGCCGCAAGAGTCTGAGCCTCCCCTTCACCCTCAACATGACCCACCATGACCCAGTTCGACTTGCCCCATGACCTCCCAGCCCCCTGCTGGACGGCAACGCGGTCACCCTCCAGTACGCTTGTAAACAGGTTGGTCGCTGAGACTAACCCGAGGCTTGTGTTGGCCCCGATGCGGTCGCCTTGGTCATCCGTGGCCCAGCCCCGAAACGTAGTAACTTTGAACATGGTTTACCTTTCATAAGTGTGCGAAATTGCACTTGAAAGGGCACATATATGCCCGATCAGCTGGAATTTCAGCCAGCCCCGCAAGGGGCCGTTCAGGGCGTTTTTCAGCCCTTGAGCTGGGTAGACATCACCCAGTTAGATGGAGGCCGCTGCGAGGCTTCCCATACGTTAATACTGGCATGGGAGACAGGCAGGGCGTTCGGTTAAAGGTTAAGGCTTTGTCGCTGCGCCTGGTTACAGCTCACACAATTCTGCCGGTGTGATCGACTCTTGCTATGTTCCGCAAGACGGACCTATTTTGTTTGATTGACGGCGCGTATTCCGGCTGACATTGCCGAAGTCTTGAACGTGTTGTCAGGGAGAGCAGGGACGGCATAACCCATTGGAACTATAAAGGGACCCGCAAGTGAGCATGGTTTTTAGAATAGTCCCGCAAGGTGTCGGCGTAAGTCAATACACTAGGCCGTGTGTCTGTGTTGTTCAATATATCGGATTCTCAGGGGGTGGAATCGTTACCATAAAGCTCCATCGCGTTAGCTGGGAGCTTTGTCCCGCTTAGGTAGGCGGGTCCGTAACTGGTGGACAGCGGGGGAACGTACCATGCTCGTGCATACGTTTGCTAGTCGCCTAGGTTACGGGGTTTTGTTGCCGGTTACTATCACGGGTCCGGGGTAAGAGTAGCGGGGGCCGGGGCTCTGATGTAACCGATACGGGGCCGTTATCGGGCCGCATAAGGGAAACGAAAAGAACCGGGGCCGGGGCCGCTATCGGGGGCCGGGGCTGTAATGGCTTGAATTGTTAATGACCGGGGCCGGGGCTCTGATGTAACCGATACGGGGCCGTTATCGGGCCGCATAAGGGAAACGAAAAGAACCGGGGCAACGCTACGGGGTAGCGGGGCGCGTAAGATTACGCTATAAAATTAATAGCACGCTATCAATTTTATAGCGGCCCCGATAACGGGGCCGGGTCGATTACATCAGGGCCGGGGCCGGGGCTTTGATTGTGGGGGCCGTTTGCAAGGCCTCAGTAATGGCCGCAATATCTTCGGGGCTGTATAACCCCGCGCTAAGGGCTGTTAGGATGTCATTCAAGGCCGGGGCCTTGATTGTGGGGGCCTTAGGGACCGGGGCCGCCTTTGGTGCGGGAGTTAAGGCCGCGCAAATTTGCGCATAAATCGCATACCCGTAATTGTTGAAGTCTTCCAAGCTGGCCCCGGCCATGTGCCGGGGCTTTCCTGCTATCAATTTGATAGCGGCCCGACAGCGGGCCGCGTTTGCCCCTTTTGTTGTCAGGGTTTTTTCAAATTGAATGTGTGCATCGTTGCCGCTATGGGCCCATTGCAAGGCACACCCTGCGAGCGTGTTGGCTAAATTTTCCCGGGCCGCGTTCTTGTCGCTCAGGCTGTCGTAATCCGTTTGTAAATCGCGGGAAAAGAATGGGCGAAATTCGCCTTTGAGTGTGTTCATAGAAATCGACATTTTGAAACCTTTTCTTAATTAGCCGTATTAGATAGATTCTAATTTATCGGCATAGGTTTATTATACATAGAATTTTAGGTTTTAGGGATAAATTTAATTTTATTTTTTAATTTAGGCTTGCCAGGTAACGGGGCTTGCCAGGTAACGGGGCTTGCCAGGTAACGTTGTGGTACTTGACGTGTACCACCTACGACAGCGACCAGGCGCCAGCCCAGTCCAGGCC